TGCCCCGGCGCTCATGCATCTCGAGCGCGATGCCGAGGTCGAGGCATTCGTTGATTACTCGCAAATCTGATTTTCGCGGTTTCATCTTCATCTCCCGTGGAGGCCACCGGACCGTGCCCGCCGGCTTACAGCTCAATCGTGAATTGCTTTCGCGCCTTCATCGCCCGCTTTTCGGCAGCTGTGCAACCGCGGAACGGGATGATTTCGAATCCGCGCGCATGTTCGAGGAGCGCCTGAAAACGGGAATAGTCATCATCTATTTTTGCGGCGGCGATCAGGCCGGCGATCGATGGCGCCGTGAAAATTGAGGTCACGGCGGCAGCCGGCAGATTGTTCGAATAGGTGTCGCTATATTCCCTGTTATCACCCTTCGCGATCCGGTGATCATCGTAGGGCGTTCCCGGCTGCCGTTCGGAAACGGCCGTCCGGCGCTCAAAATAGCCGAGCGTGGAACGATCTTCCGCGTTGACATAAACGCGCGCGTTCAGACCGCCGGTGCAAGACTTTGACCAGAATTTGAGATGGTACGTGGTGAACATCTGTCTCTCCTGTTTCTGATGTCTCACCCTACGCCATCCCGTCGTAGCTGTCGATGCGGCGAGTTGACGCAGGTCTCTCACAAACCAGCAATCGTGCGCCCGCAATCGTCACAGTAAAATCGTTACGCCAGTTTTTTCGTGACGGCTATTTCGGGGCTGAAAACCTGTCCAATTGTCTCGCCATCGCCCGCCACCCTGATTCGTTCTGATCAAAAAACCATCAGCCTGGCTTATGATCTCCTGTGGATAAATTTGAGCAAAACTCAATTTCCACAGCAAAACCAACAAATTAACACCCCTAGCCGATCGAGCCATTGACAACACGATTTTCACATGCCACTTTTCTCCCTCGTGCGCATGCGTTCTCCTCATAGCTTCCTGCCTTCCTAACCTCGTTCAACCAATTAAAAAAAAAGGGCACCAAAAGCCCGCGACTTCGCGGGCCGCCGGAGCCAAGTCGGCGTAGGCGGAACTGTTAGGAACGACCACGACTTCTAGGAACGACCACGACTTCGTGGTCCGTCGGAGCCAAACCGGCGAAGACGGAACTGTTAGGGACGTGTGTGTGTTGCTAGGAATTCTGTCTGTAATCAGACCAAAACCACCGCAAATTCACCGCAAATTACCCTACAGCTACGTACATCAGCTGTACATAATGTAGTGCCATCATACCACCTAACCCATAAGCAGCCGTTATGATCCATAACCAATACTTATCGGAAGAATAAAAACACGGATTGTACACATTTAGGCCTCATTTGATCATGACGCCATGCTAGACCACAGTCGGCGGCCTTCACCTAGCGACAAGCGCCCTCGGGTGCTTCTTCGGATAGCTGGGATTGTAGGCCGCATTTTTTATCGGACGTTCAGGCTGTGAACGTTAGATGAAATCCAAGCATCATCGCAGGGCGCCGGCAGTTGCAGCGCCGCAAATCCACGATCGCCGCGCTCATGGGCCGGCTCACCCCGGCACGATCGATGCAGTTGTCGATGATCCGTTCGACGGCGCCCGGATTGTCGTCAGGCGGTCGGTCATGCATGATCCGCTCGCCGCGATGCACGCCGCCCGGCAGATCGACGATGCTCAATATCATGCAGGGCGCCGGTGGCAGCGGGCAATCGAGGTCGCGCAGATCGGCGGCCTGCATGGCATTGACACCACACGTGAGCGTGTGGACGGCGGCCCGATCGCCCGGGCGACAATCAGCGATCGACAGGCTAAGGCGTTGCAATATTTGGCTTGGTCGCGCGGGTTGCTGGGAAAATTGTCCTATGAACTCATCCATGATGTGCTCGGACGCGGGCTGACCGTCCGGCAGGCGGCGGCGGAGCGTGGCCGGGCATCAGAGTGGGATGTGCGACACGCCGGGCGGACATTCCGGGATGCGCTGACATTGCTGGCGGTGACCAAGCGGTAGCGCCGCGCCCGAAATAGATGCCCTAAATGCGCCCGGAATTATAATACCGGGCGGGCCGCTCGCTTGACACGGCCGCTCTGGCGTCATAGCCCTATTGTCCTAGGCGTGGGACTTTGGCCAGCCGCCGTGGACCCAAAAGATGCCCGATCGCCCGACCGACGAACAGCTCCGCGCGATCGGGCGCCGGCTGCGGCAAAAAAACCTCAGACCTGGCCGGCCGCCCGGCACACTCGCGACAAAAACGCGCCGGATCGCTGAGGCCGCCGCCGAGAGCGGCGAGACGCCACTGGAATACATGCTGCGCGTCATGCGGGACGAGACTGCGGAGCCGGCACGCCGTGACGAGATGGCCAAGTCTGCTGCCCACTACATGCACCCCCGGATCAATGCAATCGAACTGACCGGCGCCGGGGGTGATGCAATCCAGCATATCCACCGGATTGAGCGCGTCATTGTCGATCATATCACGATCGAGGCCATCAGCATTGATACTGACAATCAAGACCGCCCGAGTATTCCGGCCCCTGCTTGAGCCGGCCCGCTATAAGGGCGCCTACGGCGGGCGCGGCAGCGGGAAATCGCATTTCTTCGGTGAGTTGCTGGTCGAGGAATGTCAGGCGACACGCGGCACGCTGGCGGTCTGCATCCGCGAGGTTCAAAGGACGCTCGACCAATCGGCCAAACGGCTCGTTGAGACGAAGATTGGAACGCTCGGGCTCGGCAGCGAATTCCGGATATTCAACGATCGGATTCAGACGCCCGGTGACGGGCTGATCATTTTCCACGGGATGCAGGCGCACAACGCGGAATCGATCAAGTCGCTGGAGGGATATCGCGTCGCCTGGGTCGAGGAAGGGCAGGTATTGAGCGCTCGCAGTCTCGCGCTTCTGCGACCGACGATCCGAACTGATAAGTCGCAAATCTGGTTTTCGTGGAATCCGCGCCGGAAGTCCGACGCCGTGGACGAATTGCTGCGTCACGACAAGCCGGACAATGCGATCGTCGTCCGGGCGAACTGGTCCGATAATCCGTGGTTCCCGGCGGTGCTGGAGGAAGAACGGCAACTCGACCTGAAACTGTACCCCGATCGTTATCATCACATCTGGGAAGGCGAGTACGCACGCGCGTTCGAGGGATCGTATTTCAGCCGTCAACTGGCCGATGCGAGGGCGGAAGGCCGTATCGGCGTGGTGGCTGCCGATCCGCTGTTGCCAATCCGGGCCTATTGGGATTTGGGCGGCAGCGGCGCGACGGCGGACGCGATGGCGGTCTGGATCGTCCAATTCGCCGGCCAGCAAATCCTTGTGCTGGATTATCTGGAGGGCGTCGGCCAGGTGCTGGCCTACTACGTCAATGAGCTGCGGGCGCGCGGCTGGGAGAATGCCATCTGCGCGACACCGCACGACGGCATCAACGAGAACAACATCACCGGCAAGCGGTATGTCGATCATCTGCGCGAGGCGGGATTCCAGTGTGAAGACCCGGTCAAGAACCAGGGCAAGGGCGCGGCTGGATTGCGTATCGAGGCGGTGCGCCGCATCTTCCCGAAAGTGTGGTTCAACGCGCCGGCAACCGAGGCGGGCCGCGATGCGCTGGGATATTATCATGAGCACCGCGACGATCAGCGAAACGTTGGGCTGGGGCCGGATCACGATTGGTCGAGCCATTGTTTCACAGGCGACACGGAGATATTGACACGTTACGGAGCGTGTCAGATAATGGACCTCCCTGAAATTGGAGAGGTCTTAACGCCATGTGGCTGGAAGCCATACCGGTCACCGAGGGTCACTCGGATAAATGCCCCACTTGTAGAGGTTGTGTTTGCAGACGGCCTCACGGCGAAATGCACGCCGGATCATTTGTTTATGACGGACAGCGGGTGGAAATCCGCCGCGTCCCTGCTGCCGAATACGCCGATCCAATCGTCCTTGACGCGCTCACACAGTACTTTGACGGCGGTCTGTACCGGCTTTGGCCGGGCGACCGCTATCTCAGCAGGGGCGGCAAGAAACTACATCGTGATGCGTGGTCAGCAGCTTTTGGGCCAATTCAAAATGGCTGTCATATCCACCATCGCGACGATGATCCGCTTAATAATGCCTTGGTCAATCTTGAGTGCATGGACGGCTCGGCCCACCTTTCACACACATGGCGCAACGGCCCTCGGTCCAAGTTCAAGACCGGGCAGCATTTTAGCGAAACCGCGCGCCAGAAAGCTGCTGAGTGGCACGGATCAGAAGCCGGCCGGCTTTGGCACAGTCGAAACGCCAAACGCACAAAAAACTGGACTAGGTGGAAGCGTGAGCCGCGCCGTTGTCCAGAGTGTGATGCCAAGTTTGATGCGCTCATTCGCAAGAGCGGTAACACACAGATTTATTGCGGCGAGACGTGCAAGGCTGCCGCATATCGCGAGCGGGCCAAAGTGTGGTCCAAGAATTATCGAGAGCGTCAAAAGGCTAAATAGAACCGCTGATGTTTGGTGTTTAACGGTCCCAGGCGAGGGGTGTTTTTCTCTTGCCAATGGGGCCGTTGTTCATAATTGCGCCGACGCATTTGGCTTGATGGCGATTTGCTATGAAGAACCGAGCAGGCACAACGCCTTTTCCCGCCGCATCGAATATCCGAAACATCATGTGTCGAGGGCCGTGATTTGAACGATCGCGCGAAGGCAAGCCGGCTGATCGACTATTACGGATTCGTCAAGGCGCATCACATGACGCGCGGCACGAGATTGCAGGCGGAGGTTGAGAGGCTGGCGCAGGAACGCAGCGCGGCCACCAGCTCGCAATTGCAAATGACGGAATCCACGTTTCCGCGCATCGTCTATTCACGGGATCACATCTCGAAAGGTGTCATATGACGCTAAAGCCACTTATCAATCCGGCCACGTTCCGGCTGCCGGAAGCGGTCGATGCGGCGCGCGTGAAACGCACCGAAATGAAGCTCGACGCGGCGCTTGATGCCATCGTCGAACTGACAGATCGGCTCGTTGAGTTGGAGCAACAAGTTGCGGCACTGAGCGCGCGGCTGGCGAACTCCGCAAGCCCGCCCGAGCCGTTGATCGTGGAGGTTGCTACGTTTGAGCCCCGCCGCCAGCGAGGCCGGCCGCGCAAGATCGCCCCATGATCGGGAAATGAAATAACGGACAATGGACGAAAAACAACTCAAGGCCGCCATCAGGTCGCAGATCACGTCCGCGACCGGCTATCTCAGTGACGAAATCAATCAGGCGCGTGCGGACGCCATGCGCGATTACCTGGGAGAACCGCTCGGCAACGAGATCGAGGGCCGCTCGCAGGTCATCTCGACCGACACGCAGGATGTCATCGAATCCATCATGCCCGATCTGATCCAGGTGTTCACGGCGTCGGACAAGGCGGTGCGTTATGAGCCGGTGGGGCCGGAGGACGAGGCCGGGGCGGCGCAGGCGACCGAATACGCGAATTACGTCTGGCACGCCGATAATGCCGGCTTCACCATCTTCCACGACTGGTTCAAGGACGCATTGCTCCAAAAGACCGGCATCATCAAGATTTGGTGGGATGAGACGGACAAGGTCGAGCGCCGGCAATATACGGGCCTGAGCGCGGACCATCTCGCCCTGCTGATGGACGAAAAGGACGTTGAAGTCATTGAACACGACGAGCGTTGGAGCGAGGAAGCGGAACAATTTCTAGCGGACAATGGACTTGACCGCACCAAAACCGCCGGCTTGCCGCCGGAACTCGCGCAGCAAGGACGCGTGCATGACGTGACGATCAAGCGCAAGCGGACTGCGGGCCGCATCAGGATCGAGAATGTTCCGCCCGAGGATTTCCTGATTTCGCGCCGCGCGAAGTCGGCCGATGACGCACCGTTCATGGCGCATTTCAGGACATGGACGCAATCCGAATTGATCGAAGCCGGCTATGACACGGAGCAAGTCAAGGACTTGCCCACCGGATCGGGGAATTTCTACAACGAGGAAAAAACCGCGCGATATACCGGCGAAGCCGATCTGGATTCGAGCGAGGCCGACCGCGCGACCCGCGAAATCGACGTGTACGAATGCTATCTGCGAATCGACTGGGACGGCGACGACATCGCGGAATTGCGCAAAGTCATGGTCGCCGGGCCGAGCCACGAAATCCTGAAATTCAAGGGAGGCGAACTGGATAACGAGGCGATCAGCGATCATCCGTTCGCGTCCATCACTCCAATCCGAATGCCGCACAAGTTCTTCGGCCGGTCCATGCACGATCTCGTGCAGGATATTCAGCGGATCAAGACGGCCCTCTGGCGACAGGCTCTCGACAATGCATATAATGTCAACAACGCGCGTGCGGCTATCTCGCGCAAGGTGTCGATGGAGGATTACCTTGACAACAAGGTGGGCGGGCCAATCCGCATCGATGCGGACACGGTGGCGGGACATATCCAGCCGATCATCAGCGCGCCGATCGGCAATCAAATCTATCCATTGCTCGAATACGTCGATACCATTCGTGAAACGCGCACCGGCGTCAACCGGCTGTCACAGGGCCTCGATCCAGATGCGCTGAAAAACACGGCAACGGGGATCAATCAGCTTCTTGGCCGCGCGCAACAGCGAACGTTGTTGATCGCGCAGGTTTTCGCGTTCGGCGTGCGCGACGCCTTCAAGAAGATTCTGCGGCTTTCGACCGAGCACCAAGACAAGGCGCGCGTCATCCGGCTGCGCAATCAGTGGGTCGAGATCGATCCGCGATCGTGGAACGCCGAAATGGACGTGACGGTAGATGTCGGCCTGGGACGCGGCACCCGCGACCAGCAGATCATGACCGCCTCGAAGGTCATCGAGGCCACCATGGCGCTGGTGGGATTGCAGGGCGGACTCAACGGACCATTCATCTACGCCCACCACGTCCGCAACGCCTATGCCAAGTTTTATGAATCGATCGGGATCAAAAGCGCGGATTCGCTGCTGGCCGATGTCTCCGAGGAAATGTCGGCGCAGATCGCGCAACAGGCCGGTCAGCAACCAAACCCGGAAATGATGCAGGCCCAGGTCGAGCAGGGCAAGACCGAGATGGAAATGCAACGAATGCAGATGGACGGCGAATTGAAGACCGCCGAAATGCAATCCGAGCATGAGATCAAGGTCACGGCCCAACAGCTTGAGCATATCCGCAAACTGATCGAATTCGGTCACAAGCAGGAAGCGGCAGAGGCGAAACTGCAACTCGATGCGTATATTGCCAACCGGAAGATCGAGGTTGAGCAATTCAAGGCCGTTTCCGCCGCGCGCTCGCGCAATTTGCAGGCTGTGCAAAGATACGGCGGCAGGGTGTGATCCTACTCAAGCGCAGCTATGATCCGGCGCGAGGCCGGGCATTCGCTCGCTTGGCGCGCAGCTATATTTTGCCGGGCGAGGACAAGACGAAACTTCGCCGCCGCCGGCCCCGTGCGCGCGGCGGCTCGTCAGGCGATCCGCCGCCATCGCCGCCTCCCGCGCCGGGCGGCGAATCGCTTGATTTCTCGGTCGCCGGCAACAGCCAGTACATCGCGATGATCTTCTGAAAGAACCGTCATGGCCAACAATATCGAAGTCACCGTAGGCTCCGGCACGACGCTCAAGACCACCGACAACGCCAGCGTCCACACCCCGCACCACAATGTCGATGTGATTGCGGCGGGTGACAACAACATTGGCAATGTCGATGTGGCATCGATAGCGGCCGGCGACAACAACATCGGCAACGTCGACGTGGTCACGCTGCCGGCCTTGCCAGCGGGCACCAACAATATCGGCGATGTCGACGTGCTGAGTCTGCCGGCGCTCCCCGCCGGCACCAACGCCATCGGCAAGCTCGCCGCGAACTCGGGCGTCGATATCGGCGATGTCGACGTGACCTCGGTCGTGCCGGGTACCGGCGCCACGTCGCTCGGCAAGGCCATCGATGGGGCGGCCGGTGCCACCGACACCGGCGTGGCCGCGCTCCAGGTGCGCGACGACGCGCTGGCGACGCTCACGCCCATCGACGGCGACTACAACCCGCTGCGCGGCAACGCGCGCGGGGCGACCTGGGTGGCGATCGAGGACGGCGCCGGCGGCCAGATCACGACATTCGGCGGCGGCGCGCAATACACCGAAGCCGATGTCGACGCCTCCATCACCGGCACCGCGGTGATGTGGGAGGACGCCAGCGATACCTTGCGCGCGGTGTCGGCGGCGAAGCCGTTGCCGGTCAATGTCGTGGCGGGCGGCACTTCGGGCACGCAATATACCGAGGCCGATGTCGATGCCACGATCACCGGCACCGCACTCATGTGGGAGGACGCCAGCGACACCTTGCGCGTGGTGTCGGCGGCCAAGCCGTTGCCCACGCAGGTTTCGGCCGCCCTGCCGGCCGGCACCAACAATATCGGCGACGTCGATATTCTCTCGATCGCGGCCGGCGAAAATGTCATCGGCAAAGCGGCTGTGCCGGGCGCGCTCATCGACGTGACGCTTTCGCTCGACACGGCGGCCTATGCCGACGGCGACG